ATTAATTGAAAGTCATCTTCAACCGTAAGATTCCCCATTGATTCTTTAACAGAGCCCATGCCTCTAGAGGAAATGCCTAATTTAATTCCTGATTTAAGGAGATCTTTAAGAATCCTTCCGGAAGGAGTATCAAGTACTTCAATCTTCCCCATGACGTTGTCCCCATCCCACCACATTTTAGTTACTAAATGTGATGCATTCTTAAGATTTATTACAGAATCGTCCGGATGGTCCAACTCTCCCAGGGAACGTCTTTCATGAACAGCCTTCTGATAGTTTTCAACTTCTCTTTGTAAAACATTCCTAGGATAAACGCGCCCATTTCCGTTTTTGACGCCTGCGCGTTGGCAGATGCCGACGAGAAAGACGGCGCCGTCTTGCATCTTCCTTGCTTCTCCCTCTGTTAGTACATCTAATACACAGTTTCCGTCCGGACAAAGCTCAAAATATTCTCTCAAAAGTTGTTTTGACATGTATATGTTCTCTCTATTGTTATTGCAGGGCTCGCCCCTGCTTGGTACTGCTACCCTTGCAGCAGCGTCGAACTGGTTGAAGCTTCCACTTCAGATTTGTTTGCGTGTGTAATAACATGTTCATGTTTCACTCCATTGTCAGATATTATCACAGATAATATATATGATGTCCCCGAACTTAAGCATCCGAGAAGTATTAAATTTACGAAATTATAATCAAACGTAAATAGTTCTGTTAAACCATTAATTCCAAAAAGAAAAGTACCTGTCCAGAAACCCATACACATAGGACAATGGAACAGCTCACCGAGCTTGCCCTTCTTTGGTCGTATGGAATCAAAGATTTTTCCATAAACTAATATCTGTGTTAAGCCAAACGAAGATAAAATAAAATATATTAGATCCATGTACCCTCTTTAAGACTATCGATAAATATTTGCCAATCCATATGGCATAACTCCAGGTTTCATAGATCCTTTCGACTGATTGTGATATTTTTCTGGATCCCACTCAGTCGAATCTGACGCGTCCGGTGCAGCCAGACGTTGCTCTTCTTTTTCGTCGAAGGAACGCTCAAATTCAAAGTATGGTTTTTCTTGTTCAATAAATTTATTAATAGTTATTAAAGCAACTTGACTTGGATTATATTCTTTTGATTCTAATAGTTTGCCTTCCATAGAAGAATAGATGTTGCCCCCTTGGATGGATTCAATATCAACCACGCCCTTCTTTATAAGATATTTAAAAAAACGATCTTGTGCCTCGTACACATGGTCTCCGAGATCCTCTTTAGCAAAAGTAACAATTTTTTTCTTTTCTAGCATTAAAACAATATCAATATCTTTATGATCAAAAATCATAATGTTCCCGTCTAAAGTCTTACGAGCTTGTAATTTAATTTTAGCTTCGTGCTTTCTTTCGGGCTCACCAATTTTAACAACAATTGGATCTGGTTTTTTATTGCCTATTTTAACTTTAATTGCCATTTTTGTTAAACTCGCTTACTAAGCTTTGTATTTTTAGTACATTTTTAATTAATTCTAAATCAACTTTTATTTTTCTAAACGAATCGATCTTTTCTAAAACTAGACTCGTTTTATCTCTCAAATTAATATCTTTTATTTCTTTTAGAGAAATCTTTTTTTGTAAGCTTTCCTTTAATCTTCCTAGTTCTTCATTTAAGTATAATTTTAGTTCCAAGCCGTTATCTGCAAACGATGTCATATACTTGTTTAATAAATCTTGCTGTTCTTGCAACAACGATCCTGAATATACAGAATTAAATTTATTTGTGAACGTCTTTAAAACTAAATTATCTATAGGCTTTTGCTCTGATTCTTTCTTTTCTTCTATACTTGAACTCATTATGCCTATCATTTGTTCTTCTAGGAGAACTTTCTGTTTTAAAGGTACGTCTGCGTTGAATATTTGATTAATGGTGGCTAAGCTCTTATAATGAGGGACAAAATTTGAAAAAACTTTCTTTTTAAAACTAAGATTCATTTGTTTGATAAGACGGCTTTGTTCATCAAATATCTCTTTTAAATCAAATTTATTATATTCCTTTTTAGCCTCATTAAGAAGCTTTTCGGCGACCCTAGAAGTTAATTTTTGCTCTGAAACAAGTGTTTTGTACAAGGACAACTCTTTATTAAGAATTTTGCCTTTACTAAAGAACTCTTTTATTAAAGAAAGGATTGAATTTTTCTTTTTTTCATCTTTTTCTACAATTGTTTTAGTAAGCTCACGTACTAATGTTTCAAAAAGGAAAGCAGTGTTCCTTTTCTTATTATGCTTAAACTTCATTTTGGCGGGACTCCATCTCACTAATTAGTTTTTTAAGTTCGTAATTGCCTTGTAATACCTTATTTTCTTGTTCATCCATTATACTGTCTTTATTTTCTGATACAACGCCCTTGCTTAAATTTTTAAGATCTTGGTACCCTTTGTAAATATTTCTAAGGGTTCCGGAACCAACCTCTGAAGCATATTGACTCTTCATATGTCTCTTTCTGCCTCCCATATCCCGTTTATCACCTAATCCGTCGCGGTTTGGAATATACCAATGTGAGTTTGAGTTTGATCCAGCTTGAGCAACTTTGCCATCTTTCATTTTCTTATATTTACGTTTGTGATCGTCGCGTTTAGCTGGAGGAGCTGCTAATAGCGTGCCCTCATCTTCTGGCGGAGGCTCCTCGCCTTCAGGAGCTTCAGTTGGCGGAAGTTCTTCTTCTCCTCCGAGCCCCATGTCATCGCCGCCGGGTTCTCCCAGATCGCCAAGTTCATCCATTCCTCCGAGACCGCCCATACCACCTTCGCCCTCTTCTCCTGCTGTGACACCCTCAACTGCTCTCTCAAGGTTGGCGCCGAATTTCTTATCGTAGAACATCTCGCGTTGCATACGAACAAATTCTTCTTCTGACAAATTAAAGATATGCTCTGAGACCCAACGCTTACTAAAGTATCCCTCTGTGGCTCCTCCTGCAACATCAAATTTTGTTCTCCAAGTTTCAAGTTCTTGAAGTTCAGCGATCTTAGAAGGATTATTTAAAGCTAATGTGAAAGATAGTAAATCATTGCCTCTGTATCCTAAAGTAAATAAATGAACAATTGCGATTTTTTCTAGTTCTGAAATAATTGATCTTTGGAGTCTCGTAACTGTCCTGGCAAAACGAATATCCTTTTGAGCCAGTGTTGTTTTGTCCTCTTCAGCTCCCTCCGCTCTGGATAAATAAGAAGCTGGAATTTTGAGAGCTGAAAATAATTTATCTCTCAAATATTTAATATCATCGATATCGCCGGTATATGAACCACCAGGCAAGGACTCAACCTTTGAAGAGTTCCCTCCTCTTACAGGAATAAAATAGTCTTCCTCAACGCTCATTGGATTGTATCGAAGGTCAACTCGTCCAGAATCGACATCAACAACTTGGTTGCGTTTCATTTGAGTCATAACCTTTTGCATATATTGCTCAACGTCTTGAGGAGCGATTGCACCGACGTCAATATAGAAGACACGACGTTCGGGTGAGCGCACAATACGATATGCCATGACGGCATCTTCCATTAATGTTAGCTGGCGCCAGATTCGACGTGCAGGCTCTAAGATAGAAGATCCATAAGGAGTATACTTATCATTCCCTAAAATTCTAAAGTGTGCCATTTGCCAACTTTCCAAAGTGATCCCAGCTTGATTCCACTGAAATTGCACATAATTTGGGTTATTTTCGTCTTCTCCTTCTATCCTTTCTATCTCATTTGACGGAAGCCCTAGGACATGTTTAACGCCGGTCTCTTCATCAATATCCAAATAAAGGAAGAAATCTCCATATTTGCACATTGAACGACACCAACCAAACAAATTAAACTCAATATTCATTATATTGGTAAACAACTGTTCTAAAACATATTTAATCTCTTCATTCGTACATTTAATATTTAGTAAAGGACTTAGAGAAGTTGATGTAGTCATCTCATCTGCATAAATATCTAAAGAAGACGCAATCTCTGGTGTGTATTCCATTTGATCAAAGTCGATATACCTCTCAGCTCTATTCTGAGTTGCCATAAAGTTGGCTTGCATAGCATTATAAGGATTATACTCTGCCTTCTTAAACTGCTGACCGCTACTAGATTTAAATTTAAAATTAGATACCTGGCTACGCTTTAGCTGCCTAGGCATTTGTCGACGGTAACTATTAACCGGACCAGACAATAATCTCGTTAACTTCCTGAATAAAGTATTTTCAGGGTTTCTTGGGTTTTTGTCGTTTTTGTTTTTCTTATTGCCGGTGGCCATTTTTTATCCTTTTAATATCCAACCAAATTGTTCCATATGGTCTTTATGTTGTTTTTGTTGTTCTCTTAGCTTATTATTATATCCTATCATACCAGGAATTGTAGTATTAATTTTATTAGTTGACTTGGACATTGAATTTAAAAAAGCTTTTTGATATTCGATATCTCTCTGATTTGTTTCATAAACAATATCTTTAACCCAACATCCTATAGCACAAGACATAATTAGATCATCATTGTATTTTCTCATCGCTTGTGGTTTACCATTGTGCCATATAAATGTCGACATTTCATTATATAACCTCGTAGAATATATGGTAATTAGTTTATTTCTTACGAATTCCTCCATTTTAGCTACAACTAGTGGACGTGTTTTAGAAGAAGTTGTGAAACCAGCCACGGCATTGTTCGAATGTTCAGCGGTAAGAGGATCAACGTAATCATGAGATGATTTGTATGAATAATAGATATTTGGATATACTTTGTCTCTTAGTTTTTCCAAGACGGCGAAACCAACTGAATTATTTTCAACAACGACCATACATTTGCCGTATTCATTTCCGGCATTAAATAATAGTTCAGCAAAAATATCCGGAGTGGGCTTACCCCTATATTCTCCAACCAATTCCATTGTCTCTATCTTAAATAAATGAAATGTAGAATAATCTTTTCCGTCTCCCCGAGCGACGTCTGCAGAAATTAAATATGTATTACCTTGCTGAAACTCTTCCCATATCCAGAAGTTTCTATCAAAGCCAGTTTTATATTTTGGTTCTTTTACCACAGCCTCTAACATATTCATATCATCCGGGTGGAACACTGTTTCACCTGACATGTTAAAATTGCATTCCAGTTCTTGAGCAATTTGACGTCTAGACATATTCTTTGTTTCTTTCTCAAACCACTCTTGATCTCTGTCAGGATGTACCTCCCAAGAAAGTTTTGTTGGAAAGAAATCATTTTTGCCCTCTGCGGCATCGATATACGTTTGATGAAACCAGTTGCCAACGCCATTCGGGGTTGACAAGGCAATACACCGACCGCCTGTAGATAAGGTGGGGTAAAGACCGGTCCATAGATCTTCTAACCCTTCTACGTGCGCAGCCTCGTCGACAACCAGCAAAGATAAAGCTTCAGAACGTCCAGCGTCAGCTGATGTAGAAGATGCTTTAATCTGAGATCCATTAGACAACTCGAAAGAGGTCCTGTTATCAATAGATATATTAGCAATTTTCATCCACTGAGGAAGGTACTTGATAATAGACTTAGTTTTCTTAACCAAATTTGCTGCTGTACTAAATTTAGTTGCAATAACAAGAGTATTTTTATCACGGTGGAACATCATCATCCATGCGATGTAAGCAGCTGTAATAGTTGAGATTCCTAGCTGTCTAGCCTTAAGGATAACAGTAAAACGATAGTTGTTAAAATCCTTAAGAAGCTCGGTCTGAAAATCGTATGTGTTGAAGGGAATCAATCCTCGTATAGGGTGAGATATCTTCGCGTAATTATTAATAAAATAGATCGGATCCTTGCCAGATCTCAATATCTCGTCTACTATTTCTTGACGTGAGGGCTGATATGTCATATAATCTTGCCTTAGTTAAAATACTATTTTTTTAAGCCGCCGAGGTCCAAAAATCTTTTAAATTCTGGATCCAAAGAGACTTCTTCTGGCTCTGTAACAATATCAACATCATCTAAATTGTTAATAGTGTATTTTTTTACAGCACAAACTTGAATTCTAACATTGGAGATTTTTTCAATTACTGCATCCACGTCGCCGTCCGGAGTTAGTTTTAAAGCGCTGCCAGTAACCTTTTTGTATTCTTTTTTAAGCCAAGAAGTAATGTCACTAATAACTG